TCAATCCTTTGTCCGACCTTGATCATCTTCTTGCCTCGCCTCAGACCCCGGCGGACTTCCCGCTCCCCCAGCCGGTGCTTTTTGAGGTCCAGCCCCTGGTAGGGAATCCGGGAGTACCGGAAAAGAAAGGCACGGCCTCTGATGAATACCGCATGGCGATGCTGACGGCGCTGCGGAGCAACTTCCGTACCGTATCCAACGTCCTGCAGGAAGGTGTGGATGCCAGCGGTGGTTACCTGGTCCCGGATGAATACGATCGCCGCCTTGTGGATGTGCTGGACGAGGAAAACATCATGCGCGGACTGGCGACCAAGATCACTACCAGCGGGGAACACAAGATCAACATCGCAGCGACCAAGCCTGCGGCATCCTGGATCGAGGAAGGCGGCGCACTGAGCTTCGGTGACGCGACCTTCGACCAGAAACTGATGGACGCCCATAAACTCCATGTGGCCATCAAGATTACCGAGGAACTGCTGTATGACAACGCTTTCAATCTGGAAAGCTTCATCATCACGCAGTTCGGAAAGGCGATTGCCAACGCGGAAGAAGATGCGTTCCTGAACGGTGATGGGGACGGGAAACCGAAGGGGCTGTTCACGGATGCACAGACCGGACTGACCATCGATACCGTGGATATTGAAGCCGACAACATCATCGACCTGGTCTACAAGCTGAAACGACCGTACCGCAGGAGCGCGTCCTTCATCACCAACGACGCGACGCTGGCAGTGCTGCGTAAGCTGAAGGACGACAACGGGAACTACCTGTGGCAGCCTTCGCTGCAGGCAGGGGAACCTGACCGCCTGCTTGGTTACGCGGTACGTACCTCACAGTATGCGCCGAAGCTGGCAGCCGGCAATGTTGCGGTAGCGTTCGGTGACTTCAGCTACTACAACATCGGTGACCGCGGGCATCGTTCCCTGCAGGAGCTGAAAGAGCTGTTCGCCGGGAACGGCATGGTAGGGTATGTGATGAAGGAACGTGTGGACGGCCTGTTGATCCTGCCGGAAGCCGTACAGCTTCTGAAGGTCAAGCAGGGCTCCTGATGGTAAGGGGTGATGGCCATGCTTATGGAACTGGAGGCAGTGAAGAACTACCTGCGGGTAGACACCGATGAGGAGGACGGGCTCATTACGGGCCTGTCCCGGTCGGCAGAGAAGCTGTGCATGGATGTGGCCCGGATAGAGGATGCGGAAGAGTTCGCAGCCCTGGGGGAAACGGCAAAGACCGCAGTCTTATATGCGACAGCCTACCTGTACGAACACCGGGAGGAAGCTGACCATCACGCCCTCACCCTGACCTTGCGTTCCCTGTTGTGCGGGGTACGGAAGGAGGGGTTCTGATATGAAAATCGGCAGGATGGACAAGCGGATTGTTTTACAGAAGCCGGTGACACAGGAAGATGACTATGGCGGGATGGAAACGGTGTATGAAAACGCCGGGAAAGTCTGGGCCATGCTGCTCCGTACCAACTATGCGGAACAGCAGGAAGAGGGTACGGCGGTGAATGAGGAACGGTTCCGGGTACGGATTCGTCCCCGTAAGGACATCAGCCGGGGATGGCGCATCGTGCTGGACGGGGAAGTGTTCGAGGTGGAAACCACCGACAATACCTACCGGGATAACACCATGCTCATCGTGCGGCATTTGGAAACGGGGGTGTGAACCGTGGCTACGTTTACTGTGAAAGTCCCTTCCGGGGAGCTGCAGAAAGCCATCCGCCAGATAAAGGCATGGGATGGACGGACGCGTCTCCGGGTGGAGAACGCTATGCGCAACGGCACGAAGCGGGTGCGCAAGGAAGCGATGCAGCGGGTCCCGGTGGATACGGGACGGCTGCGGAAATCCATCCGGCAGCGTTTCAACGCGTCCCGGCTGGAAGGGCAGGTCTATTCCAATGAACCCCATGCTCACTTAGTAGAATTTGGGGCACGGGCCGTCATCATCTATCCCCGGAAAAAGAAGGTTCTCAGGATTCCCTTTGCCGCCGGGTACCGTTACACCAAA